CGGATGCGCTGCGCACGATCCGGCAGACGCTGGCGCTGTCGCTGCCAGACGTGCCCAAGGCCGCCGGCGCCGGGGCGCAGGCTGCCGCGCCCATGCAGATCACGTTCGCGCCGCAGATCACCGTGCCCGGCGCGGCCAGCCCTGAGGCGGCGCGCGAGGCGGTAACGCAGGCGGTGCAGCTGAGTTTCGCCGAGTTCGAGCGCCTGATGCGCCGCTACGAATCCGAGCGCCGCCGCGTCGGCTGGGAGGCGACGACATGAGCCTCTATGCCGTGCTCAATGATGTCGAGCTCGAGATCATTACCTGGCTCGACGGGATGGATGCGCGTTTTGCCGCCGACTACGCCGAGCAGGGACTGATCGGGCGCAAGAGCATGCTGCAGTACACCGGCCACCGCCCGGACGAGATCCGGATCGAGGCGCGCCTGCACGCGCAGTGGTGCAACCCCGCCGAGGAGCTGCGCCGCGTCAAATCCAAAATGGACGCGCGCGAACCGGTTGCGTTTGTGCTGGGCACGGGCGAGTATCGCGGGGTTTTCGTCATCTCGGATCTGCAGCTGACGACGACCCAGACCGATGGCCGGGGAGCGGCCATCGCATTCGAGCTGTCGATCACGCTGCGGGAGTACATCGGCGACCCTGCCGAGCCCAACCCGCCTGGCGTGGTCACGGCGGGCTACCGCATCCCCATCGAGACCGCGAGCGTGAGCGGGCCATGGATGATGGCCGGCGCGCCGATTGGATCGCCGGGCGGCATCGCGCGGGCGGTGTCGGCCGGAGTGTCGGCCATCGCCGGCGGGGCGCGGATTGCGGCCGATGTAGCCAGCCTCGCGGCGATGGCACAGAGCAGCCCGTCGGCGGCGGCTATGGCGCTGCCCGGAGTCGCCGCGCAGGTGGCCTCATTCGGGCCGTCGTTGCCGGTGGAGCTCATGACGGGGCTGCAGAGCGTCGCCCGTGTCGCGGCCGATGCGGCGACCGTGGCGGGGGCGTTTTCCGACGCCCGCAACCAGTTCGGCCTGGCAACGTCGGCGCTCGATGCGGGGCTCCCCGGCGTGTCGTCGGCGCTCTACTCGGTGAGCTACGGCGCGCGCGTCCTCGAGGGCGCGCGCGGGGCGCTCTCGCGCATGGCCTCTGCTGCCATCTGCCGGCTGCCTGCCGCCGAGGAGTGGGCATGACGCGCGCGATCCTGCACACCGTGATCGACGGCGACCGCTGGGACCTGATCGCCTGGAGATACTACCGCGACGTGCGCGAGATCGGCCGGCTCATCGACGCCAACCCGCACGCGCCGAGGTCCGGCCTGCTGCCGGCTGGAATCAAAATTGCCGTGCCGCTGATCGAGCGGCCGGCCGCTACTGTCCATGCAGGGCTGCCGCCGTGGAAGCGCTGACGCCGCAGGCGCGCATCCTCTACAACGGGCGCGACATCACCGCCGATCTCTCGCCCTATCTGATGCGCGTGAGCTACACCGACCGGCTCACCGGCGAGGCCGACAGCCTGGACGTGGAGCTGGCCGAGACCGACGCCGTCACGAGCCGCTGGCTCTCCGAGTGGTACCCCGACAAGGGCATGGAAATGTCGGCCGAGATCGGCTACGCTGGGCAGGCGCTCATGGCCTGCGGGTCGTTTGACGTGGACGAGATCGAGGTGGAGACGCCGCCCATGACGATCCGCATCCGGGCGCTGGCCACGGGTGTGTCGCGCTCGGTGCGCACCCGCATCGGCCGCAAATACGAGCACACCACGCTCGCCGCTATCCTCGACCAGGTGGCGGGGCGCATTGGCGCGCAGCGCAAGGGCGAGGTGGCCGACATCCAAATCGATCGCGTGACCCAGTATCAGGAGACCGACTGGGCTTTTGCCGTGCGCCTGGCGCGAGAGTACGGCTACGCGCTCAAACTGACCGACAACAACAAAACCATGGCGGTGGCGAAGCTTGGCGAGGCGTCCGACCCCGTGCGCACGCTCGCTCCCGGCGATATCACGCGCCTGACCTACCGCGACCGCATCACCGAGGTCCCCAGCCGCACCGAGGTGCGCCACCACGATCCGGCCACGGGCGAGCTGGTGATCTACGGCGTGCAAAACGGCGAGGTGGTGCCGGTGGAAAAATCCTCCGCCAGCGACACGCGCAAACGCAGCGCGCGGGCCACGACGCCGGAGCAGGCTCGGGCGCTGGCCGAGGCCGAGCAGGCGCGCCACGAGATCGACAAAACCAGCCTGGAGCTGACGCTGCCTGGCGATCCGCTGCTGGTGGCCGGCGCATGCGTTGATGTTACCGGCTGGGCGCGGCTCGACGGCCGCTACCTCATCAGCGAGGCGCGGCACGAGATCAGCCGCGATGCGGGCTACGTCACCGCGCTGCTGCTCAAGCGCGTCCGGGAGGCCGCATGATCGAGACCCAGCGCGAGGCGCTCGCCACGCTCCGGTTCGGCATCGTGACGGCGGTGGACGCTGCCACGCACCGCGTGCGCGTCCGCCTGCCCGACCTCGATGACCTGGAGACCTATTGGCTACCGGTGCTGGCGGCGCGCACGCACCGCGACCGGTTCGAGCATCTCTATGACGTAGGCGATCACGTGGCCGTGCTGCTCGACCCGCACGGCGAGGACGGCGTGGTGCTGGGCGCCATCTACTCGGCGCGCGACCCTGCGCCGGGCGGCTCGCCAGACATCACGCGCGCCGCGTTCGGCGACGGCACGAGCGTGGAGTATGACCGCGCCGCGCATCGGCTGACGATCAGCTGCGTGGGCGACATAGAGATCGTCTCTGACACCCACATCACCATGCGCGCGCCGCGCATCGACCTCAACCCATAGCGCCATGCCAGCAGCGCATCGCCATACCGATATTTGCACGGGGCATGGATGCTTCCCGCCGCGGCCGAACATCGAGGCCAGCCCGAATGTGTTCGTCAATGGGCTGGGCTGGCATCGTGTTGGGGACGGCTGGGCCGCGCACTGCTGCGGGCCGGTCTGTCACGGCGGGGTTCTCGCCGCTGGGTCGGCCACGGTGTTCGTCAATGGCCGCGCCGCTGGACGCATCGGTGATCCGGTATCATGCGGCTCCAGCGCCGCCACTGGTAGTGCGGATGTATTCGCCGGATGAACCATTGTGTCTTGACACGGATGTCGGAGGAGGATATGCAGACCCTGCGCGCCGTCCTCCTCTTCGTGCTGAGTTTCTCTCCGCGCGCGCTAGATTATGTCCGGCATGACTGACGCTCCCTCCTCCATCCACTGGCAGCCCGCGCTGGGCCGTGACGGCTACGTCACGGGCGTGGACGACATCCGCCAGGCCATCGCCATCATCCTGAGGACGCCGCAGGGGTCAGACCCGCTGCGGCCGGATTTTGGGAGCCGGGTGTGGCTGTATCTCGACTATCCTATCGACCGGGCCCGCCCGCACATCGTACGCGAGACGGTCGATGCCATCCGCCGCTGGGAGCCGCGCGTCACCGTCACGCGCGTCGTGGTCGCGCTCGATGGCGATGCGGCCATCAGGATCACGGTGTTTTTCAGGCTCGCTGACGGCGCTGAGATGAGCGCGGAGGTCAGGCCGAGATGAGCGACAAGCTCAAAATCGTCGCGGACGATCCGCAGGCGGTGACCGCCGAGATCGTCGCCGCCTACGAGTCCGCCACTGGCAAAACCCTCTATCCCGCGCAGATCGAGCGGCTGCTGATCGACCTCATCGCCTACCGCGAGACGCTGATCCGCGCCGCGATCAACGATGCGGCGCGGCAAAACCTGGTGCGCTTCGCCCGCGCGCCCATGCTCGACTACCTGGGCGAGCTGGTGGGCGTCACCCGCTTGCCCGGCGAGGACGATGAGCGGCTACGTGCCCGGATCATGGAGGCCCCAGAGTCTTTTTCGGTGGCGGGGCCGCGTCTGGCCTACCGCCACCACGCAATGAGCGCGCACGTCTCCATCGTCGATTGTGCCGTGCGCTCGCCCGAGCCTGGTCTGGTGGTGCTGTACCCACTCACCGACGCCGGCCTGCCGTCTGCCGAGATCATGGCGCTGGTGCTGGCCGCCGCCAGCGCCGAGGACGCCCGCCCCATCTGCGACCGGGTGGAGGTGCAGGCTCCGATTGACTATCCGTTCTCGGTTCGGGCGGCGATCGTCGTCCGCCCAGGCTACGACGCCGAGGCCGTGCGCCAGGCGGCCGCAGCAGGGCTGTCGGCGCATCTCGACGCCATGCGCCTGCGCCTGGGCGCCGACATCGTGCGCACCCAGCTCATCGCGGCGCTGCACGTGGAGGGTGTGCACCGCGTCGATCTCGTCGAGCCGAATGCGGACACGATCGTGCCTGAGCACGGCTGGTCGCATGCCGTCGCCGTCGAGGT